TGGCCTGAGAGGGTCATTCGATTACATCACTTCGATTGAAGTGCAAGAAGGAGATTTTCGTTCTGATGAAATCGACAATCCTACATGGGTGGGTGATGTCTCAGAGTTAATAGGGGAGTTAGAATTACATGAAGTATCTTAAAGAGATTACCGATTGGTCAGACGCCAAATGTCCTGTACCAAATCACACCTACATTGTTAATGATGCACTGCATCTCGTAGGTTATATCAAGACTGGAACTAAAGAAGAGATAATCTTTAAGTCTCCAATGAAACAGTTTAGTAAATCTAGGAGGAAGTTTGTTGACCTTAAAAGGGGTTGACGGTGACCTTCATTTAATGCAATAATGGACACATGATAAAGAAACAAACAATAATTTTCGATGTTGACGGCACTATCGCTGATGTCGAACATAGAAGGCATTTTGTCAATGGTAATAACGATTGGCAGTCTTTTAGAGCAGAAACAGTAAACGATACTCCAGTTCAGTGGGTATGTGACATTGCAAAAAGATTTATTGCACAAGGTGACCAAGTTGCCTTCTTCAGTGCAAGAAATGAGTCAGAGAGGGAGATTACAGAGAAACAAATTGCAGAATGGATTGGCAACAATCACCAAGGTTTGTTTTTGAGACCAGATGGCGATTTCAGAAAAGATGATGAGTTTAAATCTGAACTTGCAGATAAGTTCGAAGAATTGGGTGGCAAGATTGATTTAGTCTTTGACGACAGAAATCAAGTTGTCGAAATGTGGAGAAAAAGAGGCACTACAGTTGTCCAAGTTGCAGAAGGAGATTTTTAATATGACAATGAAAATAATGAATCCAAAAGATTTAATAGAACATCCATATAACAAAGAGTTATATCCAAATGGATGGTCTACCGAAGACGATGAGATGCAAGAACTTCGTAAGTCTATGAAAGCAAGACTTGATGCTGGCGAAGAGTTTCTCAACACAAGACCAATCAAAGCAGATGAAAAAAATGTTGTCTATGGTGGCAATCGAAGAACATATATCGCTAAAGAATTAGGTGGTAATGTTCAAGTTGAAACAACACCTTACACATTTAACCCTAATAACGAAAAAGATGATGAACTAGAATTGCTAGAGTCAGATAATGATGATAAGTCAACAGAAAGAAATGAAAAGAAATTGCAAATTGCGATACCTAAACTATCTAAAAGATTATCTGTTAAAAATGAAAGAAGTTTCAGAGAAACTGGTAAAGGTTGGTCAGTTAAAAATACATCCGAATTCAAAATTGCTTTTGGTATCAAGTGGGGCATTTCAGAAAAAACTTTAAAAGATGCATACAGAATATATGCAGAGTTTGATAGATTCGATTTACTTCAAGCAGTTGATGACCCAAACGATAAAACAACAATACATCAAGCATTAAAAATTGCTAGAGAGGGCACAAAAAAAGCAAGAAAAGTTGACCCAAATAAATTTAATGTGGTAGCATTTTTAAAAGGCGATGAACGAGCAGAAACTATTATTGAGAGAGCTAAAAGATACACAAAACAATACTCCGATAAAAGATTGACTACATCTATAACCACAGATGATGGCATTACATATGAAGTGCCAACTAATCCACAGTTTGGTTCTGAGAAACAATTTTTACTTACAGACATTAGTAATGCAACTCAATTTGGGTTTGCAAAATCATTTGACGAAACAGGTGACAATGCACTTACAACTCAAACAGGTATAAATTATGAAGATATAGTTTTTGTGAACAAGTGTAAAGCACAATATGAAGATGAAAGTTTAGAGATAAAGGCATTTACTTGGAAAGGAACTGCATCTAAAACTATGGCGACTGCTGGTAAAACTGCTTCTACTAAGTTATTTAATTCAAAACCTTTCTTACTTACAATGATGACCTCAGATTCTAGGGGTAATCCTACTGCTAACTCTAGGTACTTTCAAATGATTACATGGGTCACTAAAGATGATTTTAAATCTTCTGGCGACAACGCAACAATGACAATGCAAAAATGGTATGAGAATCACTTTGATAGACCAGAAGATTATATTGTCATTACAGGAGAAGTTTACGACAGCAACGGTAAACCAGAATTTAATTTTGCTCCGTTGATGTAAAAAGAATGTTCGGCCTGTAGCTCAGTTGGATAGAGCATCGGTCTTCTAAACCGAGGGTCAGAGGTTCGAATCCTCTCAGGTCGGCCAAAAATTGTGATATAAATAATAGATTATGACGAAGAACTTAAAACCTAAAGAAGTATTGTCAGTACTTCAAAAGAAGGTGCAACTAAAGAGAGACATTAAAGAACTCAAGTCTGTTGGTGAAACCAAAAAGGCAGAGATATTAATGAAAAAAGTTTCTCAATTAGAAGAAAAATTGCACTCTAGACCGCTATCAAAAAACTAAATAGTAGTATAGAAATTTAACACGGAGATATAAATGGCAACAATTAGATATGATGCGTACTTAGCAGATATGCAATCAAAATTAATCGAATGGCAAAACAGGTACGATTTGATGGGTGGAGATGCAGGAACTTCCAGAACATTTTATTTCTATTCTAAAGATGCAGATGAAACAGATGATTCTATAATTGTGAGTTTATCAGAATCTTCAGACTTAACCGTAGACGATGTTGCACATTCACATAAGATATTTGAATGGACAGGCACTGGAGACATTATAGAAGCTCTTAATGCATGGAGAACTGCAAATCCAGACGCCACATCAGGCGGAATGTATTCATATTGGAATCAAGATAAAAAGAGTGAATCAGAAATCGATGATGAAAAGATTGTCGCCTATAATGCAGTACAATCAATTACCGCTAATATATCTTTTGCTACAACGCTGTTAGAAGGCGATGCAGACGCCACTTTCGAAACACCATAGCTTTCAAAATACATAAATAGTAGTTATACACAACAATGTGATAACTACTTATGGCCGTTAAAAATCTACATTTAGAACATTTAGAAGATGAAATCATCAATAACGGTATTGATGGTGGTCGTGCTTCTATAACCTTTCTACTCGCACTCAGAGACATGATGAAAGGAAATGCCAAGAAAAAATTCAACATGACTGTCAAATGGGATGGTGCACCTGCAATCTTTTGTGGAAAACATCCAGAAGACGGCAGATTCTTTGTCGCAAAGAAATCATTATTCAATAAAGAACCTAAGTTCTATTGTTCAGTATCAGAAATTAAGAACGCATCTGAACTATCTGGAGACTTAGAGAAGAAGTTCATAGACTCATTCGAGTATCTATCTAAACTATCCTGGAATAAAGTAATGCAAGGTGACTTGATGTTTACTCAGGCAGATAAGAAGATGAAGAAAATAAATGATGTAGAACACATTACATTTCAACCTAACACAATCATGTATGCTGTACCAGTTCAATCAGAATTAGGTAAACAGATTGCAAATGCCAAGTATGGTATAGTATTTCATACGACATACGAGGGTTCAAGTATAGATGATTTGGGCGCCTCATTCGGTGCAGATATATCTTCTTTAGGTCATAACAATGATGTATGGATTGATGATGCAACCTTTAAGAATGTTGCAGGTAATTCTACACTCACAGGAAAAGAAACACTTAAGTTATCTACTCTACTTACTAAAACAGGTAAGTCATTTCATAAAATCAAAAGACCTTCACTGATTAAGTTTATGAAGATACAAGACACCATTGCATCTAAAGGTGCAGGTGCAACATACAAAACATACATGAACGCCCAAATAAGAAAGGGTAAGTTCAATCTAAACTATAATGATTATCTTAAACACTTTGAGAACTATTGGAAAACAAAAGTGGTTGGTGCAGTAAAGATGCAGAAGACAAAAGATATCAAAGAACAAATAGGTAAAGACCTTGTCAGAGATATCAGAAGTCTTAAACCATTCATAACTGCATTGACAGAGTTTCAAGTAGGCATGGTTGAGGCGAAACAGATTATCATAGATGGTTTAAACAAAGCAAAATCAATCGGCACATTCGTAAGAACACCCACAGGTTTAAAAGTAGTAAATCCTGAGGGATATGTTGCAATCGATGATGACGGTAAGGCAGTGAAGTTAGTAGACCGTATGGAGTTCTCACTAAATAACTTTACAGCTGCAAAGGCATGGGACAAATAATGAAAACATTACAATCATTCATATCAGAGGCGAAACAAAGACCCGCTGTTTTTTCATTCGGAAGGTTCAACCCACCCACAATTGGGCATGGTAAACTTGTCGATAAACTAAACAAGGTATCAAAGTCAGTAAAAGGCGACCCAATGATATTTACTTCTCACTCAAATGATAAGAGAAAAAATCCACTGAATCACAAAACAAAGATTCAGTATCTAAGAAAGTTCTTTTCTAAGAAGGTTGGTGTACCAGATGCAAACGCCAGAACAGTATTCGATGTCGCAAACGCATTACACAAACAAGGTTATACTAGTATCACTATGGTTGTTGGTTCAGATAGAATCAGAGAATTCGAAACACTACTTAAGAAATACAATGGTGTAAAGGCAAGACACGGTTTCTATAAGTTCGATGATATAAACATAGTTAGTGCTGGTGAAAGGGATCCAGATGCTGATGATGTGTCAGGTATGAGTGCATCTAAGATGAGGGCAGCCGCAGAACAAGATGACTTTGATTCATTCAAAGGTGGCGTGCCAGATAAAAAACTCGCAGACAAACTATACAAAGATGTGCGTAGAGGTATGGGAATCGCAGAGGAGTCGTTCTCCACTCTACCAGACTACATGATTGAGGACTTACTTAGAGAAGGTGTATATGACCCAGGTATCTTTAAGGCAGTATTCTTCATGGGTGGTCCAGGTTCTGGTAAGTCAACAGTAGTAGATGGTTTGGGTTTGAAGGCATTAGGGTTGAAACTAGTCAATACAGATAAGTCATTTGAGAATGGTCTAAAGAAGGCAGGTCAAACCTTAGACTTAAATGCAGTACCTGCCGATATCAGAGACCCAATTAGAAAGAAGGCGAAGAGACAAACTACTCGATTGATGGACAGATACATTGACAATAGACTTGGTCTTATCTTCGATACTACAAGTGCAAACGACACTAAGATTAAAGCGTATAAGAACATGTTAGATAAACTTGGTTACGAATCTAAAATGGTGTATGTCAGTACATCACTTCCAAACGCATTGGCAAGAAACAGTTCAAGACCAAGACAATTACCAGATGCGATTGTTAAGAAAGATTGGAACAATTCACAAAAGAATATTGCATCTATGCAGAAACTATTCAAAAGAGACTTCATGCAAGTATCAAATGATGATGATTTAGATTCTTTAAAAAGAAAAACTAACTCAGTCTTTGGTAAATTGATGGCATGGTCTACATCATTTCCTGGAAACACCAGAGCAACACTCTGGAAACAAAGACAACTATTAACAAAGAAATTACATAAATAGAAGTATGACTACATTATTTAAAAGAATCTTAGAACAAAGAGTTAAACAAGACAAAGACATTAAAGATAAAGAAGGTTCACAACCTGCAAAATATCATAGTGGTTTGTCTAAAGACACTAAACAAAAACGAGATGCACACTTTAAGGCAAAGAAAAGTGGACCTGCACCTGGTGATGATGAAGGTAAGACTAAGAAGTCAGTTCATACTAAGAAGTATGAAAAACAGTTTGGCGAAGAAACCGTGATAGTAGAAAAGATTACAGGTTTGGTAAACAAGGCAAAGAAATCAGGCATCTCATATGGTATTCTAAAGAAAGTTTACGATAGAGGATTGGCTGCATATAAGACTGGTCATAGACCTGGTACAACTGCACCACAATGGGCATTTGCCAGAGTGAATAGTTTTATCACTAAAGGTTCAGGCACATGGGGCAAGGCAGACAAAGACCTTGCAAACAAAGTTAGAGGTGAGTCATTCGTTGCAGACGAAGACTTCACAATGGACGAAGCATGCTGGGATGGTTACAAACAAGTTGGTACAAAAAAGAAAGGTGGAAAAGTAGTTCCTAATTGTGTGCCAGAAGAGACCGAGATAGAAGAGAACGCAAAAGTCAAAGCAATGTTAAGTAAGATGAAAGGTGTTTCATCTGCTCAGGCACAATTAATTGCACAAATACCAATACCTGTATTGACTCAAATATCACAGGCATTGGGTCAGTTAGTAATGGGCGAAGATACTGTAGAAGAAGATAGAGATTACAAAAAAGAGTATGAGAACTATCAAGGCAAACCAGAACAAATCAAAAGACGAGCTGCAAGAAATTCAGCTAGAAATCAGTTAAAAGACAACAAAGACATAAAGGGTAAAGATGTTCATCATAAAGATAACAACCCAATGAATAATGATAAATCAAATCTATCAATAGTATCTAAAAACTATAATAGAAAAGAACCTAGACTTAGAGAAAGACTAGTAAAACAGGGGATAATTAAAAATGGCAAAAGGTAATAAAACAGACAATGGTGTTCATCTAATGGGTACAGATGAAATGCTTGCCGCTTACAAGGCAGATACACCAGGTGAATTAGAAACATCTTATACTGAAAATGTAGACAAGATGATTAAGATTCAAGGTAAGAAGAACAAAGAAGGCAAGAAGAATCATATGTCTATGTTGTTTGATAATCCTTTAAAGGGATATCCTTACAATGAGTCAGTAGAACTAAAAGAACTTGAAGAAGAAATCGATGCACTGATTCTATCTGAAGCATTATCCAAAAAAATGAATATCCAAAAGTACGCAAAGAAAGTAGGATTTAATTCAGACGAAGTTCAATGGATTATGGACAACGAAGATGAAGACCATTACGAAAATAATAGTGCCATGAAAAATGAGTGGAGTGCATTATCATATCCTATCAGAACAGGTGATTACTACTTTGCCTTCATTGGTGACCGTATGACTGATACCTCTATCACCAAAGCAAATAACAAAATGAATGATGCCATGAGAAAGTATTTTCAAATGGGTCAAAAGAAACTAGAAACATTCTATGATGATGATGCAGAATACAGTAAAAAAGATATGCTCGCATCATACATGTGGAATGAAATGTCTCAGATATTTGAAAAACTACCTGCTGGTTTAGGCGCTGACGATACAATGACACGAGAATGTCTATACACTGCAATTAAACATATGACAGGCGATGGTGAGATTGTATTCGAACATACTACTATGGCAGATGACATAATCAACGAAGGTATGTTTAAGAATCTTGCAAAGGGTATCATGGGTAGAATTAGAAATAAACTTAGAAAAGTTAAAAAGAAAATCAAATTAGGCAAAAGAGCCAAAGATTTAATGGTGAAGTAATGATTAAGGATTTCAAGTCTTTATTCGAAGAAGAATCTACACCAGAAGTCATTTCTGAGGTAGACTCTATACAAACTAGAATGAAGAAACGCAGAGCAATGCGTAAGAACAAAGCGAAGATTGCCTTTGCACGAAAGAAGGCAATGAAGAGAAAGATTCTAGACCCAAAGAAACTTATGAAGAGGGCACAAAAACAAGCTCGAAGTAAGATTGCCTCAAGAATTCTAAAAGGTAAAAACAAAGCAGAATTGGGTATGGGTCAAAAGAGGGCTCTAGAAAAGATACTCGATAAGAAAACAAAAGCAATATCTAAACTTGCCAAGAAGATGTTGAAAGTCGTAAGACAAAAAGAAATGAACAAAGGCAAAAAGACATTAAAAGATATTGCACCAGGTAACGCAAAATGAAGATAAACACATTCAAGGGCATGGCAATCGATGACACATTGAGAGACTTGCAGATGACAGAAACAAATCTATTAGATAATCCATTCAGACTAGGTTCAATGATGTACTTTGAAGTAATCAAAGAGGCAAAAAAACTAGTTGCAGAAGGAAGATACAATCTTACAGAGATAGATAAACAAGTCTTAGAAACAAACTTAGGTGAGTATGATATCTATGAGAATGAACTTGTACCTCTAGATTGTCCTATGATGGAGATGAACGAAGAAGAAGATAAAGATGTTGCAATAGGTAAACCTAAAGCAGGCGGGCCTAAGAAGTTCTATGTCTATGTTAAAGACGGTGACAAGACAAAGAAAGTCACATTCGGAGATACATCAGGTCTATCAGTAAAATTTAAAGACCCTAAGGCAAGAGCATCATATGTCGCAAGACATAATTGTGATACTGCAAATGATAAAACCACACCAGGATATTGGTCATGTAGACTACCAAGATACGCAAAACAACTTGGTCTGAGTGGTGGTGGTTCATTTTTCTGGTAAAAAATAACACCTAAATATTTGTATGAAACCATACAGAGAACGAATAGAAGAACAACATGGTACAGGTCGAGAGTTCATATATCGAACATTCGAACCAAATATACTAGATGACGAACTCGTTTGGCACAGAGATAAAAAGAATCGATGTGTACATGTATTAAGTGGAAGTGGTTGGCAATTACAATTAGATGACAAATTGCCTAAAGATTTAACAATAGGATTAGATTACTACATACCCAAGATGACTTATCATAGAGTCATTAAAGGTACTAGTGACCTAGTCGTAAGGATTGAGAACATATAAATAACTATATCATGGAAAACAAAACTTGGAAAGATAAACTAGAAGAAGTAAGAGGTTTTAACAAGACCGAAACTTCTCCAGCAATTATAGATGAGAAATTAACATCTGATGAAATCGAGGAAATGCTTAAAGAAGAGTTCAAAGAACTTGCAGAGGGCGAAAAGACGGCAGTGGAGTCACTCGAAGAAAAACGAGACAGACTCAAAGAAGAACTCGCACACATAGAAGAAGAGATTGCTACATCTAATGAGTCAGTTGAAAAAACCATAGAAAAATTAACAGAAAGAAATATGCTTGGCAGACTTGCTAAGTCTTTAAAACTTAATGAAACTGGTAAACAGAAGATGTTTGACTATTTCGAACAAGGGGAACTATAATGAAATTAACAGATAAGGGTGTATCAGACCAATTAGTTGCTGATATGAGAACCATGTTAGAGGGTCATCTATCAGAAGAACCGTTTAATGCAAATGCAGCTCTAAAGAAACAAAGAATCAAGGGTATGCAAGACAAACTCGAAAATCTAAGAACACAAAGACAACGAGCTGATGATTCTGCTAAACAGGCAAGAGACCAAGGTAGAGATGACGCCGCTGATGACCACGAACATAAGGGCGATAGAATTAACAACAATATCAGAGACCTTAAGGCAAAGATAAGAGATGAGATGAATGAAGACAACACCAATGACAAGTCAGACGATGGTGAAGGTCTAGATAAAGTTAAAAAAGATGCAGTTAAGAAGAAGTTTGCAGACCGTAAAGACAAAGACATTGACAATGATGGCGACACTGATTCTTCAGACGAATATCTTCATAAGAAAAGACAGGCAATCTCCAAGAAAATGGATGAGGGCGAATTACCACCTGCATTGAAAAAGGCAATCGATAAGAAGAAAGGTGAAGACGATGAAGAAGAAGTCGAAGAAGGAAAATTACCACCTGCTCTTCAGAAAGCAATAGACAAGAAGAAAGGTAAAGATACAGACGATGATGAGAAAGAAGTCGAAGAGGGCAAAGACAAAATCAAATATCGTGGTAATCTAAAAGATTTGAAGGCAATGAAAGAAGACTTCATGATAATCATAGAGAAGTACGGATTAGACCAAGTTAAGACTATTATCAATTCAATCGAGAAATAACATGAATCTGTTTCAAGAGGCAAAGTCAGTTTTAGACAAGGACGGTAAAGTAAATCCTTTAGGTCCTTACGGCAAACAAAAACTCACAGGTAGAGAAACATCTGCCTATTTTCGTAGAAACAAAGTAAAACCAGGCGATATCAAGAAAGCAGTAGAAGTTGCACTTGACCTTGGTGGTGCAGATACTATTGCAAGACAAGAAATTAAAAAGTTCTTTGGTGATAAGATTCTTAAATCAAAAGAAGTTCAAAACGCATTACAATACGCAAACGAAGAGACATTCAGAGATGACCTTAACAATTTAGATGAGGGTTCATTCTATGGTAGAGATGACTTAGTTAAACAATTTGCTACACCCAAAAATAAAAAACACCTCTTTGTAAAATTAAGAAAGACTGATTCTAAAGGCACACATGGTGTCAGTATGGCAAAAAAGGGCAACGAGAAGAAGATTGCTGATTATAAAAGACAAGGGTACAAAGAAGTACCAGTAGAATCTGTAGAAGAGGGTTTCAAACCTTACAATGACAAACAGTATCCTAGATGTGTAGACTTCTACATTCAGTTTAGAGGTGGTAAAGGAGACAGAATCACTTCACCAGAAAATAAGAAAGATTTTGAAACTGCAAAGAAGATGATTGATACATATTGCAGAACAAACAAAATCAAACAGAAACCAGTTTACTCAACACCTGAAGAGGGTTCAAGTGCATACAAAGTCGGTCTTATGATTGACAGTACTTACAGTAAAACATCTGATTATAAAGACGGCAAAGACTTGCAACCTTTATATGTATCATTAAGTAAACTAAAGACCGCAGAAGACCACGGTGGTGGTTGGAGTCAAGCAGTAATTAAAGAAGAAACAGATTTAACAGAGAACTATAGAAAACTCGCACAACATGGTATGGGTGCAGAGGGTAAGAAAGATATCAAAACTGGTACAGGTGTAGATTTCTATGAACCTAAACAAGGTAATAAGAGACAAGGTAAAGTCACTAAGATGACTGCTACTGGTTACTCAGTTAAAGATGAGAAAGATGGTAAAACATATACATTTATGTACCACGACAGAATGAAGGCAAAGAAACTTCTTCAGAAGAAAGATAAACTATCTAACATCATTAAGAAGAACACCATCCAGAAAGGTAAGTTCGCTGGATACATGACTGATTCAGTAGAAGAGGCACAACAAGGTGCAAGACAGTCTATTATGGACACATATAGAAATATATGGGAAGAAGACTTACAAGAAGAGATGATTACTTACAGAGTTAAGAAGATGCATCCTGCTGAAAAGAAAAAGTTCGAACAGTCAGGAAAGATGATGGGTCTAAAAGTCACCATGAATACTAACAAACAAGATACATTAGTTGTTATGAGTGGCACTAAGAAGAAACTCAGAGACTTCGACTCAGTTGCAAGAGGTAAATCATCATATGGTGATCCTTCAACAGTATCACACTTTGACGAGAAGTAATATGACATATAAAAGTCTAGTACAAGTAATTAAAGAACACAATGATGGCAAAGAAGAAATCATTGAAAGAATAAACTTTCATGGGAAAAGTCCTGCTGAGAAAAAGGGTTCAGAGTTCAATAGAAAACAAGAAATCAATGGTTATAAAAAGATTTTAAAGACTATTGAAAAGATTAACAAAGACCACGAGAAGTTTCAATATAACAATCGTGCAGACGGACCATCTAATATATTTAAAGGTCTACAACAAGTTGAAAGAACATGCTATGACTTGATACGAGAAATTGAACAAGGCAAATGGGATGGTAAAGTGGACTTAGAAGAATAATGGAAAAAGTAGACGCCAGAACAAGAATGTTTAAAGAAAAGTTGAAGAGACTCAACTATAAAAAACATATTACAGATGCAATTGAGGCATCATCAAATGTCAAACAAGTAATGGAAAAGATTGCTGACTTTGGTATGATGTCAGATGCAGGTAATAAAAAAATTGCTCGTGCTGTTGCACAATCTAAGAACGAGAAAGATTTAAGAGCAAAATTAGATAAAATATCTAAAATGGCAAAGGGTAAGTATGCAGAGGCAGAAGAGGATGAAGTCTTCAATCGTGCCATGGATGCAATGCAATCGAAGGCAACTGGTGTACAGAATAGACCAGATGCAACGATGTTAATACAACTTCGTAAATTCAAAGATGGAACCAAAGATGGTGAAGTTAGAACAGATGATATGAAGAAGATTAAAGTAAAAAATGCAGATGCAGTCAAAGTTCATGACACTTTAATGAAGGTTCGAGCACCAATTCGAACTAAATACTTACAACTATTACAAAAAGACAAAAACACTTTTAGTAAAACATTTAATGCAATCTTAAAGGTTGCGAAATAGGAGAATAAAATGGCATTATGGGGAATTTCAGATGCAGACGAATCGAAACCTAAGTGGTTAAACGATGCAGATAAGAAGAAAGTTTACGCTGACGCTAGTGGTTGGAGATTTGAAAACCCTAAAAGTGGCGCAACAGATGAAGTCTTATGTGCAGTAAGTGGACTTGCAGTTTCAATTGGTTCTGCTGATATTACAGAAATAGAATTTATTTCAACAGCATTTGATAAATCAGCGGGTGGAACATTATCCGTACGAGTTAGATTTAACGAGGCAGTTGCAGTCACAGGCACACCACAACTTACAGTTGTAAATGACCAAAGAGCAAATCATGTATTATCATACGCAAGTGGTACAGGTTCTAACGAACTAGTATTCAGTCTTGTAATTGGTGCAGCTAACGCTGCTACAAATGCAGGTGATGTTCTAAGTATTGGTGCAAATGCAATGGCATTAAACAGTGGTACTGTAAAAGATAACGGTACTTCTACAAACGCAACTATTACCAATATCGCAGGAATTGGTACTGCTGCTGGTACAATTACAGTAGTTGCATAGTAGAAGACTATGGCATATGTAGTCGTTCCAGGTTCGAATAATTTATGGCAGTATGATAATGCTGCCGTAAAATCTGATTCAGATACTTACAACGAATCAAATGGTACGGTTGCAAACGGCATTAGAACATTCACTACACCAGGTGGTAATGTCGAAAGGGTCTACATTAAGTGTAGAAAAGTTGGTGAAACAATAGTTCGTGGTGAGTTGAATAAAAACTACTACGATGCACAATAGGAAAAATTATGAAATCATTTAACGAATATTTAATTGAAAATTTAGGTGGGGACTTTGGTTTAGACTCAACAGTACCTTACGACATAGATTCCCAGGCAGTTAAGAACAAACTTAATGCAGTTTTGGGTCATGTTGCAGTGTCAGAGTTTATGAATCCTCTCGCCGCTATTCAACAAATGGAATCAAAACTCTCTCAAATGGGTCTACATAAGAAAGTTCAAGTAGAAGGACATGGTGTAGTACAAGATGAAGAGTTCTCAGGTTCAGGTGAATTAAACTTAGAGTTTACTCAATTTGGTGGGGTGTTTGGTAAATCAGTAGATACACCTATCGATGAGATTGAGAAAGAAGAAAGAAACATTTCTCTCAAAGTTAAATATGAACAGTTAGAAACTGGTTCATTCAAAGTTTACGGTTCAATCGTTTAAACTTCTTTAGTTGAGTCTACTAAATACTAGTAGACACAACAACTAAACAATTATATTATGGGTCTATTTGACAAAATCACAGCAAAAAACTTTAACGCATACGCACATAAGCATTATGATGACCCCCAATGTGAAGACATTGAGGACTTTAATGAAGACTTGCGTAGGTTTAGATATCTAAAACGACTACTTCATCGTTACCATGAGAATGGTGAATTAAGAGAACGCCTCATGTTGAATCATATTATATGTTTATTCAATGTGTTTGGATTTGAGGCATGTATGAGAATGTTGCAGTTTAAGATTAAAGAAGAAGAACATTGGTCATCTATAAAGACTATGTTGTTATATCTTGAACTCATACAAGAAGGTTGGTTGATAAACTACCCTATAGATGATAAACTTGCACAACGATTGAGAGAACTGTAGTCATTCAGATTGCATAAATAGATATATGGTCGGAAGAGTAATAGACAGTTTAATCGTATTCAGGATTCTTAAGATGTTGACAACACCTTTTGAGAAGACACCTGCCTACAAGTTTGGGTTCATTGACCAGAATGGTGTAAGAGTCAAGTTCATAACAGACCCAGAAAATAAGAATCAAAAACTTGCAAACAACCCCAAGACAAAAGAAGAGAAGAACTCTCTCACACCTTTACATAGATTAGTATTCAATCTAAAGAAACTAATTAGAAAAGTGCCTGGTGGTAAGTCACAATTGGCATCATATGCAGTTGCACTTGGTTTACTCAAAGAACATACTAACTTAGATTCAGAACAGGCAGACCAGTTGTATGAAGACTTTTATAGATTACTGAAAGACGAAGATGCATTTCAACCAGAGATGATTGAAGAGGCACAAGACATTGGTAAACTATGTTCTCTAAAAATGCATGGTTCTGATTATCATCTAAGAACTCAAATCAAACAGAACTTTGATGAGAATGAAGAAATCAAAATATATCCAGAAAAATCAACAGTCACCAATGTTGCAGAACATAGTATAGGTTATGGTGTACTAATATATGAGGGGTACATAGGGGAAGATAGAGTCCTGTTTACCGCAGAAGATGTATATTAACGAAGTACTATATCATATTGATGAAGACTACAAACAATATTGTGATGCAATAGACTCCATATGTGAAGAACTTCTAGTTGAAGAAGACAAGAAGAAAGATGCATGGTTCTTCGACATGTCTACAGATAAACAACAAGACTATCTCAAGTCACATCCAGATTCAGACAAGGCAAAAGAACTCAAAAGAAAACTACAATCAATGCCCAAAAAGGGCGACCAAGGTGATACGAGACCGGCACCGGATAAAAAATCTCCGAAGGGGAATGTAGCGAAGACAAATCCCGACAAGGACGCCACACCTTCTGAGAAACCTAAGAACGATGTTGGTGGTTCATTACCAACTCAAGTTGCAGACTTAAAACAACACATTGGTGAATTAAAAGATGCAATAGGTTTAGATATCGCAACGATTGGTAAGGCATTTAAAGAACCTTCAGTATACAATACAGTCAAGGCGATTGGTGGTTCAATAACTGCAACATCTAAGACCATAATGGGTTCACTTAGAACTGTGGGTAAGACTCTTACAGTAGGGGGTGCCGCTATACATGACACTAAGGCATTCCAACAGTTAGAAAAGGGTCTAATTAAAACAGATGAGTTCATGCAGAAAAACAAAGTACTCGCAACTATGAGTGCTGTTGGTGTATCTAGTCTCGCAATTGCACAATGGTTAAGAATGTCATTCTCGGGTGATATAGAATCTGATTTTGACTTGACTATTATACCTGCCGCCTTTGCAGGTAACGCTGGGTTCGCAGACTTGATTGCAACGCCAGATGGTATCAAAGGTATTGGTTTATTGAGTGCTGGTATGGCAACAGGTGGTCTACCTATATGGATGGGTGGTCCTGTTGGTCTTGCAATGGCATTAACATATTCAGGTTTAGTCAGTGCAGGTGATACAAAGAAAGGCGCTGAGATTAAAAAGAAAATGGTCGATTGGGCAGATAGTATGAGGTCATCAACTGGTGATGTACTGAGAAAAGTTGACAAGAAACTTGGTCTAACAACAGAGTCATTGATGAATCCATCGAACATAGATAAACTTCAATTCAATGTATTTGAGAAACTAAAGAAACCCAAATATCACAAAGTAGAGATATTTGAAGATGGTTGGTCAGAAATAGAAATGATGCCCCCACCTACAAATAGTTCTAAAACAACTAAGTCAGAATTAGAAACAGTCATCAAAGAGTCAAACAACGCAACAGATGACATCAAAAAGAAATACATCAATTGTGCCGATGACCCATGTTATTATATCAAAGAATACATGGAAGACTCAGACTTAGAGTTTGATGAAGAGTATATGGATTACATCGTAGACCAATGTACACCAGTAATCAGACACTTTAAAAATTCATTCAACAGACCTAGACCATATCAAGTTGCAGAAGCACTTAATATGAAACTTAACAAATGGAAAACAGGAACTGCAAACTCTCCTTCATATCCATCAGGTCATTCAATGCAACCATATCTGGTTGCAAACTTCTATGCAGAGAAATATCCAGAACATGAGGGTAATCTTAGAGATGCCGCTGATATATGTGCATATGGAAGAGTTCAAGCTGGGTTGCATTACCCAACAGATTATAACGCAGGTATACAACTTGCAGATGAAATGGCAAAGTATCTTAAAGATGACTTAAAAGAAGATGCGCCAGTGAACGCTACAGGTAGTGCTGTATCAACAGACACACCTTTAGTAAGAAGTAGAAACAAGTATCTCAAAAAGAACAAAGAAGATTCTAAGAAGATTTTCGGTCTTTTAAAAAGATACTCTAAGTAAATTATGGAAAAATTCTTAAACTATTTGGCTCTAGGTACCTCTCTTGTAATTGCAGGTATCGCCGCCTATTTCTCAGTTCTTGGTCTTGCAACTATATTTGCAGGTGCATGGTTATCAGTTGTCATTATGACTGGTGTATTAGAGTTTGGTAAAATAGTCACTGCCGCCTATCTACATCTATTTTGGGAAAGACTCAATTACATGAAGTATTATCTAACCCTATCAGTTTTCATATTGATGTTAATTACATCATTGGGTATCTTTGGGTTCTTATCAAAGGCGAACATAGACCAGACACTTAAGGGTGATTCGTTTTCACTTGAGATGTCAATCATAGAGAAGAGAATAGAGGGTGAAGAGGGTAAACTAGAGAGACTAGAAACACGACTAGAGGGATTAGATTTAGTTATTAGTACTGCAAGACCCCAAGATAGAAACTACATTGACCGTAGACAAAAAGAAGAAAGGGACTTGATTGCACAAGATATGGATGTTATAATTGAACAAGTAGTCAAGTACAATGAAGAATTGATGCCTCTCAAAAGAGAACAACTCATGCAAGAGGGTGAGATTGGTCCGATTAAGTATGTTGCAGAAGTGATATATGGTCAGGAAGAGAGTGTCAAGTACCTTGACAACGCTGTTAGGTGGGTGATTTTTGCACTCATCTTTGTGTTTGACCCACTTGCGATTTTACTATTGATAACATCAACAAGTCTTATTGCAAGAAAGATTGAGAAAGATAAACCAAAGGTAGTTGAGAACAGATATGTCATTCAAGTACCCAAAAAGAAAGTTCCCAAAATCAATAAAACCGACTAGTATTTTGACCATAATTACTGTATAATAAGTAGTAATGTTATGGTTAGAGCGAAAATACTTGTCGATGGTCATGGTCTACTTAGACCGTGCCAAATGGACAAACGAGAATACGATGAATCACAGGTGCAATTACTGTGGTGATTCGCAAAAGAATGTATATAAGGCACGAGGGTTTCACTTCGTCAAAGAACAATCATTCATCTTCAAATGCCATAACTGTGGTAAGTCAACATCTTCGATAAACTTTATCAAAGACCATTGGCCATCAGTTCACAAAGAATATCTGAAAGAATTTCTATCAGAAAAAGGTATGAAACCTAAAAGAAAAATGCCATCGGCGAACGCTTTTAAGTTCACCCCACGAACAGATAATCTAAATAAAACTGTGGTTGAAAAAGAAAACAGTCTCAAGGCAATCGCCTTTCCTGTTCTCGAAAAGGCAATCGCAAAGAACTATCTCTTAGATAGAAAAATACCAGAATCTTCAATGACTGATTTATGGTTCGTATCATCGGCACAAACTCTTAGTATGTTGTCAGATAAGTATAGAGATAGAGTATTGGGTAAAGACCCAAGAATAATATTGCCATTCTATGACGAGAGTGGTGAATTGATTGGTGTATCAGGTCGTGCTATTAACGACTCACCATTGAGATACATGACCATGAGATTCAGAGATGATGTGCCGCTCATCTTCAATCTTAATAAAGTGGACAAGACTAAGACAATCTATGTCACAGAGGGACCCATAGATAGTCTATTCCTACCGAATAGTATCGCAGTAGCGGGTAGTGATTTTAAAAAGATACAAGATGATATAAAAGATAACGCAATACTAATATATGATAACGAACCAAGAAACGCCGAGATAATCAAAAAGATAGAAGAGGTCATTGACCTCGGGTACAAGGTGTGTATCTGGAACGATAGAAGAATAGAAGATTGCAAAGACATAAATGATATGATTATTAAAGGTTTGAGTGAAAGTGAGATTATCGAAATCATCAATCGTAATACAGTTTACGGTCTCTCAGCAAAATTACAATTGATGGAGTATAAGAAAATATGAACGCAGAAATAAATGTTATAAAGAGTGACGGCACAAAATCAATTATCGATTTAGATAAGATACATGTAATGGTAGAGAAGTCTTGCAGAGGCATCAATGGTGTTTCTGAATCTTCAGTAGAGATGAATAGTGGTCTACAATTCTTTGATGGTATCACCACAAAAGAGATTCAAAAGATTCTAGTGAAGAGTGCAAGTGATTTGATATCACTAGAGAATCCTAACTACCAATTCGTTGCTGCCAGACTGTTATTGTTTGGTATTCAGAAACAAGTATTCAATACCAAGTGGAAAGACTCAGAGATTTATCCACCCCTACAAGACTTGATTGAGAGAAACATAGACAAAGGTCTATACACGAAAGACCTAGTAGAGAAATACTCAGACAAAGAACTAAAGAAACTCAATTCATATCTAAGACATAGTAGAGACTTTGACTTTACATATGCAGGTCTACAACAAGTCGTAGATAAGTATTTGGTTCAAGATAGGTCAACAGGTACACTATTTGAAACGCCTCAGTTCATGTACATGTTGATTGCAATGACATTGTTTCAAGACTATGAATCAGACGATAGATTACTATATGTTCGTAGATACTATGATGCAGTGAGTATGTTTAAGATTAATATACCAACGCCAGTCATGGCAGGTGTTAGAACACCATTGAAACAGTTTGCATCATGTGTTCTGGTCGATACAGATGATTCACTAGACTCATTATTTGCATCTGATATGGCGATTGGTCGATATGTTGCACAAAGGGCAGGTATTGGTATCAATGCAGGTCGTATCAGAGGTTTAGGTGCAAAGATAAGAGGGGGTGAAGTACAACATACTGGTGTCATTCCATTCTTAAAGAAATTCGAATCAACAGTAAGATGTTGTACTCAGAATGGTGTAAGAGGGGGTTCTGCTACAGTTCATTTCCCTATCTGGCACCAAGAGATAGAAGACATTATAGTCTTAAAGAACAACAAGGGTACAGAAGACAATAGAGTTAGAAAACTAGATTACAGTATTCAGTTATCAGAATTGTTCTATCAGAGATTCTTAAAGAACGAAGACATTACTCTATTCTCACCACATGAAGTACCTGGTTTATATGATGCATTTGGTACGCCAGAGTTTGATGAACTCTATGAGAAGTATGAGAGAGCGACTTCAGTACCTAAAAGAAAAGTTAGTGCAAGAGAATTGATTACAGATTTATTAAAAGAAAGAGCGGAGACTGGCAGAATCTATATTATGAACATTGACCATTGTAATACTCATAGTTCATTTACTGATAAAGTAAACATGAGTAATCTATGTCAAGAGATAACATTGCCAACAGACCCAATAGACCACATTGATGACCATGGGGGTGAGATTGCACTTTGTATATTGAGTGCTGTCAATGTGGGTGTAGTTAAAGATGATGAACTACAAGACATATGTGAACTTGCAGTGAGGGGTTTAGAAGAACTGATTGATTATCAAGAGTATCCTGTAAAGGCGGCAGAGATGTCGACACTCGCAAGAAGAAGTCTTGGTATAGGGTATATTGGTCTTGCACATTATCTTGCAAAACATAGAGTCAAGTATTCGGATCCAGAGGCATGGCAACTAGTTCATGACTTGACTGAGAGATTTCAATACTACTTACTAAGGGCATCAAATCAACTTGCAAAAGAAAAGGGTAAATGTGACTACTTCGACAGAACTAAGTATGCACAAGGTTTATTACCAATTGACACATACAAAAAAGATGTTGACTCAATTGTGAAACCAGTATATACTAGAGATTGGGAATATTTAAGGGCAGAGATATTGACTCATGGTTTAAGACACTCAACACTTACAGCACAAATGCCAAGTGAATCGTCTTCAGTTGTATGTAATGCAACTAATGGTATTGAACCACCTAGAGACCATCTCTCAGTTAAGAAGAGTAAGAAAGGTACATTGAAACAGATAGTGCCTCAGTATTCTACTCTTAAGAGTGCATACACATTGCTATGGGATATGCCAGACAACACTGGTTATATCAATGTAGTTGCAGTGATGCAGAAGTTCTTTGACCAAGGTATTAGTGGTAACTGGTCATATAATCCAGAACAATACCCTAACAATGAAGTACCTGTGTCAGTAATGGCGAAAGACTTATTGAACACCTATAAATATGGATGGAAGACTTCTTACTACCAGAATACTATGGATGGTAAAGTCGAAGATGTTGTACAAGATGAACTTGCACCATCACAAATTGAAGAAGGAGATGAAGACTGCGATGCCTGTGCCATTTGATGAAAAAACTATAGAATATAAGTGTGTAGACGAGAATATCGCTAAGTGGAAAGACCAACAATCTGCTACACTTAGGGGTAAAACAAACCCAATGACATGGCAGTTTATGAAGAACAAATATGTTGTTGTCAGAGACTTCTTACCACAACACATGATTACCTTTGCGATGGATGTGTGGAAATCAGCAGAATACACCGATACTGCAACCACATTAGAAACACATGACATTACATATAAGAACCCCCAATCATCTAGGGGAACGAGTTCTGGAAAGTATTGTTCGCCATGGGGTAATGCATTGTCTCATTACATACATGAGAAACTAAAAGACTGTTTTGACATGACTTTAGAAGAGACATATTCATTCACCAGAAAGTATGTTAGAGGTGCCTATCTTGGTTCACATACTGATAGACCTTCATGTGAGGTCAGTGCAACATTGTGTTTAGATTACAAAACAGACGACAACACACCATGGACAATATGGTTGAGAAATGATAAGAACTATGCAGGTGTAGATGCAGAACAAGTTAAGAATGAATCACAAGATTTTAATCATAGAGACAGACTAAAGAATAATTGTATTGCAGTTGACTTAGAACCTGGTGATATATTATTGTATCAAGGTCCTAACATACCACATTGGAGAGATGAATTCTTAGGTGATTACAGTTATCATATATTTTCGCATTTTGTGAATTCAAATTCTATGATGCAACATATACCAGACTTTCATCATGGCGATGAAAGACGCCCTAAGACATCATTAAACCTAGATGGTAGAGAACATAGATGGTCAAATGACAATGACACATATGGTGAACAATCAAAAATCTTTAATGATAAATACTATGCCACAGATTATGGGCAATTCGTAAATTACTATGATGATTTAGAAGAAATAGAGAGTAAGAGATAATGACAGTTTTTAATAAGAAAAATATTGACTTCACAAAGAACAAGATATTCTTTGGCGAAGAATTAAACACACAAAGATTCGATGAGTTCAAGTATCCGATATTTGATAAACTCACTCAGACACAATTAGGATTCTTCTGGAGACCAGAAGAAGTATCACTACAGAAAGATAGAAGTGATTACCAACAACTAACAGATGCACAAAAACATATATTCACATCTAACTTAAGATATCAAACTTTACTTGACTCAGTTCAAGGCAGAGCGCCATCCATAGCATTTTTACCGTTTGTCACTCTACCTGAACTTGAGTCGTGTATTATCACATGGGACTTCATGGAGACTATTCATAGTAGAAGTTATACTCACATTATAAAGAACATCTATAGTGACCCTAGTGATATATTCGATACGATTATAGATGAACCTGCAATCGTTAAGAGGGCAGAGATGGTGACAGAGAAGTATGACCACTTCATTGAACTTGGTCGTAGAAGATTGTTAGGTCTAAAAGTAGATGACTATGACCTGTATAAGGCATTGTATCTTGCATTGATATCAGTCAACATACTAGAGGGTGTAAGATTCTTTGTATCATTCGCCTGTAGTTTTGCATTTGGTGAACTCAAACTCATGGAAGGCAGTGCGAAGATTATCTCATTCATTTCCAGAGATGAAGCACAACACCTTGCAATCACTCAACACATACTTAAATGTTATAAGAATCAAGAAAACGACTCACTCATGCATAAAGTTATGAAAGATTGTGAATCAGAAGTGTACTCAATGTATGAAGATGCAGTCGCCCAAGAGAAAGAATGGGCAGAGTTCTTGTTCAGAGAGGGTTCTATGATTGGTTTATCAATACCATTACTTGGTAATTACATAGAATACATTTGTAATAAGAGACTTAGGGCGATTGGTTTAGACCCAATATTCAATGTCTCTTCAACTAACAACCCTTTACCATGGACACAACATTGGTTTAACAGTAGAGGATTACAAAACGCACCCCAAGAGACGGAGATTGAATCTTATGTCATTGGTGGTATTAAACAAGATGTCGATGATAACACATTTGACAATTTTACATTATGAGAGAATTAGGAATGACATTAATCGGTTGTTTAGTAATAGCAACCTTCTTTACACTTAAAGTATACCCAAACTTAGAATATACAGGATACTCATCAAACACTTCATGCACTGGTCAGTGTTATGTTGACTATGTTGCATTGAACGGTACAAGTGTAGACATATTAAGGGCGAAACAAGAACTTGCAAATGCAGATGAGTTTAGTTCAATCAGAAGTTTATGGTCAGGTTGTGCCGCCTGTCATGGTGCAGAAGGTCAAGGTATGGCAGTCTTCCCAGCACTTGCAGGTCAAAGTAGTGATTACATTACTCAAAGACTATATGCATATAAGAATAGAGAAACAGTAGGTGCAATGTCATCTACCATGTGGGCACAGGCAGGTATGTTATCTGATGCAGATATACAAACTATAGGTAAATTTATACAACAGGAGTTGAAATGATAGAAATATATGGAAAAACACAATGCCCATATTGTGATATGGCGAAAAAATTATGTGAACAACAAGGGTATGACTTTGTATACAAATCACTAGGTACAGATTTTGACAGAGAAGAGATGATGAATACATTTCCAACTGCAAGAACATTTCCTCAGATTAAAGTGAACGAAGAATCTATTGGTGGGTATACAGAACTACTTGAGTGGCATAACAACAAATGAGAATTGTACACCTTTATCTACAGAGAGAACGAGATTGGGATGCAATGGATTTGAGATTGAAACATATCTGTAATTCATTGAACCGAGAAGAGTTCGAGGTGAGGGTGTATGTATTGGGGTTAGACTTCTATAAGACTGATAAGACTTTACCCCATATAGAACTAGATGGTAAGAAAAAGTCAATAGACAACTTTTGGAATGAAACAATAGGCGAAAGAAAACTAGATAATGGAGATTTACTGCAAGAATAATCTATTGTTAGACAAGGCAGTAGAGTATGCGAATACGCTGGGTATCAGTGAGATGCCTGCGATTATCAATATAAAACGATTACCACCATCATTCACGCAACAAGGGTTAATCGAACACCCACGAGAACTAGACAATCACATCTACATAAACATATTTGTTAAACTCAACAAAGAGAGATACATCACACTCGCACACGAAATGGTGCATGTCCGACAGGTACTAAAGGGTGAAGAAATAGACGAAAACGAGGCGTATTTACTTGAGAAAACCCTTGACAATGACCATCGAAAACGGTTATAATCCTACCATGATGAAAGGAAAAGTAAAAAGAATATTTATCGATATGGACGGTGTACTTGCCGACTTCTTAAGAGGGGTCGAAGGTCCACAGTATTTGGGTGAACCACTTACTAATGATGCAGAAGGTCATTCTACATATGACGATAGAAAAGAAGAACTAACAAACAAAAGACTGTTTGCAAACTTACCCCCAATGGTCGATATGTACGACCTACTCGCATATGTCAGACATTGTGAAGTACCATGGGAAATATTGACTGCCGCTGGTGAAGTCAACAGACACTTAGTAGTACATGACAAGAACGAATGGATTAAGAGATATGTAGACCCAACAGTTCCAGTGACATGTACATTTACTGGTACTCAAAAGGCGGCATATGCCTTTGAGGGTTCTGTATTGATTGACGATAGACAAAAGAATATCGATGCATGGATTGATGCAGGTGGTATTGGTATTGTCCATGTAAGTGCAAGAGATACTATAGAACAATTAAAGTTGTTAAGAAATAACGACTAAATACAAGTATGGAAAGATTAAAGAGATTGTGGAGTTGGATTCGCAAGACAACTAGATACATATATGAAAGCATCAAGTCGATGTTTGTTAAGAGATATCTGGTTACAGTTTCATTCAACAGTGTATATGGTGATTCAGACGATAGACAATTTATCGCCAAGAAAATTTTAGTACAAAAAGAGAAACATCTCAAATTTAGAGATGAAGACAACAAAGTAATCGAATACAGAAGTTCAGGTGGGCTGAACTTTATCATAGAAGATTACGAGTATGAGTATGGACAAGAAACCGAGTAGTGAAGACATATTGTTTTTGTTCTTGTTGTTCGGTGCATTACTCATAGTTATATTATAGGGAGTAAATATGAATCAGTTATTTATTGGTATTATACTCGTACTTGGTCTTGGTGGTTATTACCTCTACAATGAGAATATCACACTGAAAGACAATAACGCCAAGTTAGAGTATGCAGTAGAAGAACAGAAGGCGGCAATGACCGCAATGAAAGAGTCTTACGAGAAACAAGGTAAGGCATTGTTAAACATGTCAAGACAAAATGCAGAGATAGAGAAAGAGAAGGCAGAGTATCTATCAATATTTGCACGACATAACCTAGATGTACTCGCACTAAAGAAACCTGGCATGATTGAACTAAGATTCAACAATGCAAGTGAACAAGTTATGGAGGGACTAGAAGATGATACAGAGAAACTTTACAATATCGGCGCTGATAATACTCCTGAGTAGTTGTTCACTACTACCTGAACGAAAGGTAGAGATAGTCAGTAAACCCCTAGAGATAGAAATCATGCAACCTGATTTACCACGACCAGTAGAATTGACTGCACCCAAATGGTTTGTAGTATCTGAGGCACGAATAGTAAATCCATGTAAGAGAACATTATCATTTGAACCTAAGAGGTTTGATGATAAAGGTGTAGAACAACTTAAACGACCAAAAACATGTGAGTTGTCGCAAAGAGACAATCCAGACTGGCCAGAGGGATATACATATCTCGACAGATTCTTAGATGAGATGAAAGACCAGAACAATGGTGAGGTGTTATTTGTCGCAACATCAGTTGGCGATTACAAAGTCATGGCAGAAGACATGCAAGAACTAAAACGATACATCAAACAAATTGGTGAAGTCGTAATATATTATAGAGAAGTCACTACAAAGACTGAAGCGAAAGTTAATGAGACCAATAAAGACTAACAAATTACAGAATACATATGGACCATGTAGGGGAGACTATAAACAGACTTTCTCTACACCCATGTTTCAAGGTAAGGCAAACCTCAATCATGAAATTGTCGCAGAACACTGTAGAGATGTAGTAGGTAGAATACCAAAGGGTAATACAGAAACAGAATACACAACCTACTTCGAGCACGATTTGAGAGAAGAGACACATAACCAACCATGGTACAACGACTTCGCAAATCAGATGAAAGATACTTACATCGAATTCATCCGTAAAATGTGGCATTTCGATGTGACTGGAATATCTCGACATGACATACACCTATTTGCATGGGTGAATGTATATAATGAACCACACTCCCATTCAGTTCATAATCATGTCAAGTCCAGACTATCTGGTACCTACTATGTCTCTACAGATTCTAATTCAGAACCAATTACCTTTTATCATCCTAACATGAGTTCTCTTTTTGGTCATGGCGCCAGTGATGGTCAACACGAAGATGGTCAATATACATTTCAAGGTACGCCAGGTGGTCAGACAGAAATGGCATTTTATGCCGAAACTGGTGACTTCTTACTATGGCCCTCGTACATGACCCATGCAGTACCACAGGGTAGGTCACGAGGAAAAGGAATGATTGGTGAGATTAAAGAATACGAGAGAATATCAATCTCTTTCAATTTACAACATGCAGAGAATTTAGGGTCATATCATCATGGTGACCCATTTGATTATGGAGTTTTAA